ACGAATTCCAATCCTACTTTGGTGGTACAACACCTGAAAAATTTGTTAATACACAAATTCCAAAATATGAGGCGGCTTATATCGCTAAATCCTACTTACAACAATCAAATCAATTGTTTGTTACAAGAGTATTAGGTTTATCAGGATATGACGCAGGACCATCTTGGTCTATAATTACAAGTGCAAATTTAGATCCAGCAACATTAACACCATATTGTTTAAGTGCAGTTACCCCTTCTGGTTCTTGTGAACCTGTTTGTGTATTGGCTAAAACAATTCCTTTCACAGTAACGTTTACGGGATGTTCAAACAGTGCATCATCAGTTGAATTTGGTTTATTCCCTGATGAGATCGAAGATATTTTAACTAATCAATATGAACAATTTAATGGTAGTACCTCAACATTGTTAAACGATTTACAATTCTTCACATACCAAAGAATATTAAACCCACCTTCAGAAAACACGTCTATTGCATATTTTGGTACAATTGACGGAGATGATTATGATGTGTTATCAACAGGATATACCGCATCTACAAACGTGTTTAATGTTCCATCACCATCAAGTTCATTAACTGATTTTACATCACCATTTAATGATCCTTGGTATTATGCGTTATTTGAAAATACAGGAAATGGTTTATATACAGGATATTCTTTTTGGAATGTAGTTACAGGTTTAACTTTAATTAATCCTATTACAACAACAACTTCAACATTACCAATACCAACTCCACCTATAAATCCTTGTGTTACCCCTACACCTGTTGTACCAACAACTACAACTACAACAACTGTTTTAGATTGTTATTCAGGTACCGTTGTGGGTATGATTTATGTTTATAGTGGTAATTCATATACAGAGTATGATGATATGGTTGTTGCAACTTTAAGATCAAGAGGTATTGCCGACTATAGTGATGATGTTAATCCAAGATTTGAAATAACAGGTTTAACAGATGTTAACATTGATTGTACAGGACAATATGATGACGTACTTAAAAATCCTTTTGCAAAATTCGTAATAAACGCAACAAATTACCTTGGTAATAATTTTAGTTTTGTAACTTCTTTCTCTAATTCAGATTCCGAATATATTTCTAAAGTGTTTGGAGGTAGTAATTTTGGTAAACCAAGAAACGTAGTTCCTTTATTTGTTGAGGAAAGATTCCAATCATTATTAAGATGGGCATACAATAAAGGTTATATTAGAGGTTTAAAATGTGATTTAGTATCTTTACCTGAAGCGCAAAGTGAAGACCCAACATCAATTGGATGGTATTTAGAAAAATATCAATCACCTGAAAGTCCATGGGTTGTTTCTGAATTAAGAGGTTCTAAAGTTTATAATCTATTTAAATTCTATACAATTTCTGATGGTAATAGTGCAAATACAGAAGTTAAAGTATCAATATCTGATATCTCATTTGCAAATGAAACATTTACGGTTTTAGTTCGTGATTATTATGATACAGATTCTAATCCTGTTGTTGTTGAGAAATTTACTAACTGTTCTATGAACCCAAGTGAAAATAACTTTATAGCTAAAAAAATAGGTACGTTAGACGGTGAATACGAATTAAAGTCAAGATACGTAATGGTAGAAATGAATGAGGATGCTCCTATTGATTCTTTACCTTGTGGTTTTGAGGGATACAATTTTAGAGAGTATTCAGGAGCAAGATCTCCATTCCCTATTATTAAAACAAAATATGATTTCCCTGGTGAATTAGTATTTAATCCTCCGTTTGGTACTCCATCAGGAACTGATGATGCAGGACTTTCTTCGGGAGATAATATTAGAAAAACTTACTTAGGATTTTCTACAAGTGCAGATTATGGATACGATCCTAGTTTCTTTGAATACAAAGGAAAAAGAAACCCGTCCAACATATGTTTCGCCACTGAATCTTCTCCTTGGTTATATAGAACAAGAGGTTTCCACATGGATAAAAACGCAAGTGGTATCACAATTGCAAATGTATTTGCAACAAGTGGAACTCCTAGGTTCTACGCAGGAGCGGCAGACTTTAGTAGTGAACCTACAGTTGAGACAAACCCATACTATAGATTATTTGCTCGTAAATTTACAGTATTAGTACAAGGTGGATTTGACGGTTGGGACATTTACAGAGAAAGAAGAACAAACGCCGACAAATACCAATTAGGTAGAACAGGTTACCTTAACGGAGCTTGTGCTACAACAAGATATCCAAACGCAATTGGTTGGGGAGCGTTCAAACAAGTCACTGTTGGTGATGGAACAAGAGAATACGCAAATACCGATTATTACGCATATTTGTTAGGAATTAGAACATTTGCTAACCCTGAAGCGGTTAACATTAACGTATTCGTAACTCCTGGTATTGATTATGTAAATAATAGTGACCTTGTTGAAGACACTATTGATATGGTTGAGAATGATAGAGCGGATTCATTGTACATTACAACAACACCTGATTACAATTTGTTATTACCAACAACAACAGGTATTGACGGATTAATTTACCCACAAGAGGCAGTAGATAATCTTGACGGTACGGGAATCGACTCTAACTACACGGCCACTTATTACCCTTGGGTATTAACTCGTGATAGTGTAAATAATACTCAAATTTATTTACCACCAACCGCTGAAGTAACAAGAAACTTGGCGTTAACTGATAACATCGCGTTCCCTTGGTTCGCAGCGGCGGGTTACACTCGTGGTATTGTTAACTCAATTAAAGCACGTAAGAAGTTGACTCAAGAAGATAGAGATGTTTTATATCTTGGAAGAATTAACCCAATTGCAACTTTCTCAGATGTAGGTACGGTAATATGGGGTAACAAAACTTTACAAGTTAGACAATCAGCCCTTGATAGAATCAACGTTAGAAGATTGTTATTACAAGCACGTAAATTAATATCTGCGGTTTCAGTTAGATTACTTTTCGATCAAAACGATGAAAAAGTAAGACAAGATTTCTTAAATGCGGTTAACCCTATTTTAGACGGAATCAGAAGAGACAGAGGTCTTTACGACTTTAGAGTAACGGTTTCAAGTGACACTGCTGATTTAGATAGAAATCAAATGACAGGTAAAATTTACATCAAACCAACAAGATCGTTAGAGTTCATAGATATTACATTCTTTATAACACCAACGGGAGCTTCTTTCGAAGATGTTTGATAAATAAAAAATCTAAATTTAAAAGAGGGGTAATTCCCTCTTTTTTTTTATACATATGATATATTTATATGATATGAATTATTACAAATTTTTAGCAAAAAAAATATTAAAAGAAGTGGTTGATCAAAAATCAACAAATTATGCTTCTAAATATTATGCTTTTGATTGGGATGATAACCTCATGAAAATGCCAACTAAAATTTATTTTAAAGATGAGGACGGTAATGTTATAGGAATGAATACGGAGGATTTTGCTGAGTATCGAACTTTAATAGGAAATCCTTTTGAGTATGAAGGACAAACTATAGTTGGTTATGATACAGACCCATTTAGAGACTTTAGTGTTACGGGAGATAGAAAGTTTTTAGAAGACATCAAACAAGCACCAATAGCGTCTAAGGAAGTATGGAATGACTTTAAAGAGGCTATTAACAATGGTTCTGTAATTGCAATTGTAACCGCTAGAGGACATTCACCGGCAGCACTTAAAAAGGCCGTTAAATATATTATAGAAAATAATATGTACGGTATTGAAAAAAGTGAGTTGGTTAGACATTTAAAGGAATACAGGAGACTTTCAGGATTAAAACAAATTGAAAATGAAAGTTGGTTAATAACTGATTACTTGGACAGATGTCAGTTCTCTCCCGTGTCTTACGGTAGTGGATCTGCGTCAAACCCAGAAGAGGCCAAATTTAATGAGTTATTAAAATTCTACAATAAAATGATGAGGTCGTCCAAAAAATTCCAAAAGGCTCAATTTGTAAATCACGTTAACACAGGTAAAGAGTCTATTGGAGGAGGTCTATTTAAATTCAATAAACCTTCATTTGGTTTTTCAGATGATGATGAAAGAAATGTACAATCAGTAAAGAAAAGATTTTCAGATATAGGTAATAAAGATTTAAATATATATTTAACTAAAGGAGGTGAAAAAAGATTATATGAGCACCGGTCTAGTAGAAGAATATTTTAAAAAAAACTTGAAGTAAATAGAAAAAATTTTTCTACCATATATTTATAATAAAAATAAAAATAAACTTAAATTAAAAAATTGAAAACATGGCGGATCTTTTAATGAAAATGCCGATACCGTATGAACCAAAAAAACAGAACCGATTTATATTGAGGTTCCCTACTGATTTGGGTATCAATGAATGGTTCGTTCAAACTGCATCAAGACCAAAAATTACCATAACACCAAATACAATAAAATTCCTTAACACTGAAACATATGTTGCAGGTTCGTTTAGCTGGGGGGATATTACTGTTAAGATGTTGGACCCAATTGGACCTTCATCAACCCAAGCGGTTATGGAATGGGTAAGATTGGTTGCGGAATCAGTAACTGGTCGTATGGGATACGCTGCAGGATATAAAAGAAATGTAGATTTAGAAATGTTAGATCCTACAGGGGTTGTAATTGAAAGATGGATTCTAGTTAACGCTTTCCCAACAAGTGCCGATTTTGGTTCAGTTGGTTATGGTACTGACGGTCCTGTTGAAGTTACAATGACCTTAAAGATGGATAGAGCAATTCTTGTTTACTAAAAAATCTTTTTACATATAAAATATTTAATCCATATTGTGTTGAACGGTATGGATTTTTATTTACTATAAAACAAATGTAATTATTTTTATAATAAAAAAGTATATGGAAAATGAAATTTTATATGGACAGACTAATTTTAATTTACCTCACGATGTTGTTGAGTTACCGTCTAAAGGTTTATATTATAAAAATAAAAAATCTGGGGTAAAAATTGGTTACTTAAACGCAACAGATGAGGACGTTTTAAGTTCGGGAGTAAAAAATAATAATTTATTAATAACCTTGTTAAGAAATAAATTATATGAACCTGAAATAAAACCTGAAGATCTTTTGGATGGGGACATTGAAGCAATTTTAATCTTCTTAAGAAATACGTCATTCGGTCCTGAGTACACAATAAATTTAATGGATCCCGCAACAGGAAAGATGTTCCAACACACTTTTATTATTGATGAGATTAATTTTAAAAAACCAAACACAACACCAAACGAAGACGGTACTTTTACAACGACTTTACCAAGAACTGGAGCGACAGTTAAATTAAGACTTTTAACTTTGGGAGATAAGACTAAAATTACTGATATGGAAACCAAATATCCTAAAGGTAGAGTTGCTCCAATAACAATATGGACACTACAAGAACAAATTGTTGAATTAAATGGTGAATCAGATAGAGGTAAAATAATTGAGTTTGTTCAGAACATGCCAATTATGGATTCAAAATATATAAAAAGATTCATTTCACAAAATGAGCCAGGGTTAGATTTAACCTTAGAAGTAATAGCCCCGTCTGGAGAAAACGTATCGACCTCGATAACGTTTGGGGTTGACTTTTTTCGGCCTTTCTTTGACATATAAACAATATCTATTAGATCAATATATCTTTTTAGCGAAATTTCTTAGAATGTCATATTCTGATTTTCTTAAAGTACCTACGTATCAGAGAAATTATATTATAGATAAGGTTATTGAGATGAATAACCCAAAACAATAAAATAGGTATTTATAAAATAAAAAGAATATGATGATGTTTGCGGTTTCAGGAACTACATTTGGTGCGGACACTTTAAAAAATGTTACGGATGCATTAAAGAATAACATAACGGGCATCCAAGAGATGGTTGAGAATATCGACCAACAATTTTCGAGTATTGCAAATAATATCGGTGCGGGTAGGGAACAAGCATTTCTATTAAAACAAACACTCACTGAAGGTCTTACTGAAATTACAAGATTAGGAGGTGATGTTAGTAAAATTACGTTACAAGTAGAAGGGTTACAAAAAACATTTGGAACGCAATTAGTTCTTAATAAGAATGTAACAGATGAGTTATTTGCAACAACACAAGCCACAGGAATCGCTGCGGATGTTTTATTTGAAAGTTATGCAAATGTAGGTAAGTCCATTTATGATGTTAACAGTGAGATGGCCCAAATAATGGAAAATGCCAATCTTATTGGTGTTAATGCTAAAAATGTAACTGTTGCGGTACAAGCTAATATGTCTGCCTTGTCTAAATTTAATTTTAAAGACGGGGTTATGGGTCTTGCCGACATGGCAGCCAAATCTGCGGTATTAAGGGTTGGTATGGAAAAGGCGGTGGCATCGGCTGAAGAACTTTACAAACCTGAAAAGGCACAAGCTTTTGTTAATACCTTATCAAGATTAGGAGCGACAGGATCGTCCGAATTGATGAATGTTGAGAGAGTAAGATTCTTGGCCAGAAATGAACCCGCAAAACTACAAGAAGAGATCGCAAAAATGGCATCAAAATTTGTTGATGAAACAGGTAAAATGTCTGCAGTTGGTATGGATTTCTTAAAAGAAATTTCCCAAGAAGCTAATTATGGTTCTGACGAACTTTCTAAGATGGGTATTGCGTTTTCTCAAATACAAGAGAAGAAAGATTTAATAAACACAACAGGACTTCAGATTGCGGATCCCAAAGAGATAGAAAAATTAACCAATTTACTTACTAAAGGTAAAGATGGTAAATTTGAGGTAACATACGAACAAGACGGACAACAAGTTACAAGGGCACTCCAAGATATGAATGCCTTTGAAAAAGGAAAATTACAAGAATTTTTATCCGACCAAAACAAACAAATAAAAGAAACATTTGAGGCAAAACCTGGAGAAGATAAGGACCTAAAAAAACTTATCGAACAACAAATGGATGTTAACACTAAGTTTACTAAAGCTATTGCGGCATTAGAAACCGTTATACCATCACAAATCGCAGGATCAAAAACAGGAGAAAAAATGATACAGAGTATTATTGATAATACTAACAAACTATCCACAACCGCATTATCAAAACTTGATGACTTATCTGATGTTGCGGGTAAATTTATAGATAAAAAAATTGAGTTGATTGGGGGTGTGGTGGATAAAATGGAACCTGTAATGAATTCAGTGGTTAACGGTATTAAAGGTTTTGGTGTTGCTGCTTTAGATGTCAACACCGCACTTGGTAAGTTTGGTGTTGCTATTACCGATATGGCGGATTATCTTAAAGGTACGTTTAAATTAGATGACTTTGTTAGTTTACCTGGTAATGATAGATTAATTATGGGACCTGAAGGATCGATAGGTAGAATAAACAGTAAGGATACCATTATCTCAACAACAGACGGACCAAAAAGTGAAGATGAGGTTAAGATGATGATGGACCTTATTAAAAATCCGCAAGGAGCCGTTACCCCGGCAACAATAGAAACAAAACCCATTTTAACAAATGAGACTATGGGTACTATTTCATCAACAGATAGTCTGAGAGAAAAAGAATTGTCAAAAATTATGATGGAAAATTCTAAAGTATCGGGAGAAACCATAAAAGAAATAAAGTCGACAAACGATATTAACCATAAATTGGATATGACAATTGATTTAAAAAATGTGCCAACAAATATGAATCAAAACGAATTAAAAGGCGTTCTTGAGACAATGATACTTAAACCCGAATTTTTAGATAAAGTAAGGGCGGCAACAAAATCAATCGAAGGAACAAGTTTTTATTAAAAAAACATTCTTAAATTCTATTTATTAAATAAAATTGGATAATGCCAGAAAGTAGTTTAAGTTTTAATAATAGTTCGGATTTTAGAAATTCATTAGTTTCAAGAACCTTACCACCCTATAATGTTAGTGGTGCGTTTAGTGCCCCGTTAGGACCACAAAACTTTGAGGAAACGTTATCTGACTACTCAAATGTAAATTTACCAAACATAGGATCAACAAATGTTGCTGATGAATTTTATACGTTAAACAAATACGGACCAAATGGTGGATTTGTTAATACTATTGGATTACAACAGGACCCAATAATACCCGCAACAAATGCGGGGGAGTATAACCCATCTGAAACAAATTTAGATATTGTAAATGAATTTTTCATTGACTCGGCCTATAGTAAAAACAAGTACGGGCCTATTGGAGGATTTAATGAGATGTTTGATGTTACTGAATTTCTATTAGCAAATCAGGTTCATCAACCGTACTTTGACCCAATATTTTTTACACCATCAAAATACGATCCTTATTTATTATATACTCAAAGTAATCCTATAGGTAGTGACGGTTCATTATCAAGTGATTCATATTTGATGAGATTATCGGCAACAAAATTAGAGACAAATTTTAACGCTAACGTTGCCGCTGAAGAACAAAGACAATTATTTAGAGAAACAAATACAAATTTAACATCACCTTCCGCTTTAGCAGGAAGTGGTCTTGGTGGAAGTAGAGATTATAGAATTACAATACCATCAAGTACAATAACATTTTTAGATAGATTAAGAGGAGACTTTAGTCTTGGATCACCATTAGTTGGTCCATTATTTATTGACGAAGACTCAAATAGAAATCCATCAACAGGAAATCAAATTGCAAACGTTTTACAAAATACCGCCGCTGGGTCATTTAATTTATTATCGGATGGGTCAAGTAGATTTTTACAACCATCTAAAAGGTTATTAGAACAAACAGGAGCGGGACAAATATCTACACTATATTCATTATTAAATAAAAATTTATATAGACCATCTTATGAAATAGGAGGTTTAGGAAACGTAGCAATTGCAGGCGTAAACTCAATATTAAGAGCGGTTGGAGCCACAGTTAGTGGAGGTTATTATATAGGTTCTGACATTAATAATCCTGAATATATAACATCACCTGTAAATGCAGTGCCCGTTAATTCATATGGTAAATTAACAAATGCGATTGTCTTTGGTCCTGATGAAATGGGTAACCAATTTGAAGGTCACGGAATGGAAGAGGCCAAATTTGGACTTAACAGTATTGCATCTGAAAACGGAGGAAAACCTGATGGTGGGTTTGTTTGGACATCACCAAGATTTAAAGAGGCCGCAGGATATAAAGTTAAACAAGGGGGGGACTTAGTGTCCCAAGATGGAGACTTTAATCAAATAAGCTCTTCTTACTTATTTAACGAATCAACAAACTTTGGATTAAAACAAGGTTCAATATTAGATAACACACAAAGATTAGTTAATTCTGCAGACAATCTACTTGGTAAAAGAAGATTAAAACATGCAGGTAATGCGATTAATCAAGTTAGTAAAGTATTCCATGATGGGTATAAAGAAATAACCAAAGGTTCTAAAGTAATGTCATATGTTGATAATTCAACAGGGGAAGAAGCGGGAATAGAATACTGTAGAATTTTTACTAAAGATACACCATATTATACATTTAATGATCTTCAAAAGTCAGAAGGTATAACAACTGAAAATAGAAGATTTTCATATTCAGTTCTTGACAAAACATATAATTTAAATATTGCACCGATAAAAGGAATTGGATCAACAAATGTAACATCTAAGGGGGCCAAAAAGTATATGATCTCAATTGAGAACTTGGCTTGGAGAACATCCGATAGACCGGGATTTACTGTTGATGAATTACCATTATGTGAAAGAGGACCTAACGGAGGTCGTATTATGTGGTTTCCACCATATGATGTTGAGTTTAGTGATGGTAGTACGGCAAACTTTGATGAGATACCTTTCTTAGGTAGACCTGAACCAATATATACGTATAAGAACACAACAAGAACAGGAAAATTAGGGTTTAAAATAGTTGTTGATCACCCATCTATAATGAATTTATTGGTGAATAAACAATTAGAAAAATTGGGTAAAGAAAAGTTTGATAATGTTGTTAAATCATTTATTGCGGGTTGTACAAAATATGATCTATATGAGTTGGCCGCTAAATTTAACACATTACCATTAAGGGAACTTGAGATGTATCAGAACTTATTGAACGACCCAAGACTAACACCTGAAGAATTAGCTCAAATACAAAATGAAATACCGGCAGAAAATACATCACCCGAAAACGCAAATACAATAGGGAATACTCCTGAAGAAGAAAAAAACTTTAGTACAAGATTTGAAGGTATTGGTTTTTATTTTGGGCCAAACACAACAGATTATAATTTTGCATCACAACACACAAAGTATGTTGGAGATGTAACTAATATTAAGGCTCTTTGTCCTGACGAAGTTAGTGTACAAGGAACAACCAATTTGTATACAAAATCTGAAACAGAAGGTTTTATTAATGTGATTGTTCAAAATAATTTTAACGGAATAAATAATGATTTTATAAATGGGGTTAGAAATATTATCAATAATAAAAACATTGTAGATATAAAAATTGAAGGTAAAACTCAAGAATTTGCGGATTCAGCAAAGACATACCTTACTGAAAAATTAAAATCTGAAATTGATAATAAAAAATTAACAATAACCGCAAGTGGAGGATTAACAAAAGTCACTATAAAAGATTATTCTGATCCTAACCAACCACAAAACGGAACTGTTTTTAATACTAATCAAACAATAGATTCTGCACCAACTGCAATAACAATATTAGCGGTAGATCAAATACCTTATTGTTATCCTAGTCTTGCGGTTAACTGTGCTATTGTGAGTAAAATAACTATAGTTGATGATGTTACTTCGACTGACCCTACAAATCAAAATAACGTAAATCAAAGTTCTCCTGACCAAGTTAATTCTCAAGCAGTTAAACCACAACCAAATACAGACATTCAAGATAAACTTAAACAGGCTATAGGTAAAAAATTAATAAGAAGATTATTAACTGAATGTGATTATTTTGAATTATTGAAAGAAAGTGACCCAATGGTCCTTGAAACTTTAAAAGATAAATTAAAGTTCTTCAACCCGGCATTTCACTCAATGACACCTGAAGGATTAAATTCTAGACTTACAT